TGGTTGACCAGTAGTAACTACAAAATCAGCATTAGTTGCATCGTCATCACCATGAATTTTAACAAAAGCAAGCGCTCCGGTCGCAATTATACGAACCGTGTCACTCTGAACAACAAACGCACTCGTTGATGTTGCAGTTCCACTTATTGCAATTGACGATCCCGTCCCAATAGGTCTATGTGCCATTACTTTTATTAATAGATCATTTGCTAGTTATTTATAATCAAACACCATCACTGGTCTCAAGTTCATCATCAACGATTTCGTCATCTTGAATTTCATTTTCGATTTCAGTGTCATCACCGAACAAAGAATTTGCTACAACCGGACGGAATGCATCAACTCTTTCTGCTGTTTTTGTATACAGCATATCTTTAATAGTATCACTGATTTGAGATGGAGACTCATCACTCACCATCATATCCATTAATTCATCCATGTTATGTATATTAATGATCTTTTCTATTTATATTTCCCCACCCTTGGGCATTTCTGGTGCTTCTGTTGCAGATCCATCTATCTCAGGTTCCATAACTGGAGCACCTAGGTCTTCACCACCGCCGGTATCAAGAGGTAAACCTGTTTGAGGATCAATAGTTGCAGGATCTGGAATGATGCCTTTTTTAATCTCATCATCAATCAGTTTGTCCTGCTCAATAATTTCCTGATCAGTTTGACGCAAAATTTTACGTCTTACATAATCTTGAGAGTAGTATTTGCCAACATATGGTTGTGCGGTTTCTGCAAGTGACAATCTCTCATTCAAGAGTTCTGCTTCTTTCAGTTCAGAGAAATGATTGTCGTACAGGAAGTCATATTGAATGTGCTCACTCATTCTCTCCCAATCTTCAGGAGTGATGATGTTCTTAAGAATCAATTGAGTCTTTAACATGTCATTGAACATGTTGGAGAATCTCTTTCTCAAACGACCAACAAACTTGGTGAACTTCAGTTCGTCTCTGAGGATTTCAGATGATCGACCGAGATTAAATCCGCCTTCGCCATCCATGCGAGACGGCGGGACGTTGAGCGATCTGTATAACTTCTTTTTAAAATACTCAATGTCTGTGATTTCTCCCAGATTTTGTCCTCCTGGAAGAGTAGAAATTTCAGTACCACGTCCTCCTTCTCGTCTAGGTAACCAAAAATCCTCAAGCATAGCCATATATTTTTTATCATCACGGATCTCCCCAGTGTCTGCATTGTATACAAGTTTGTTACGATAACGCATCATAACATCACGAAGATATTGCTCTGCTTTTACCTTCGGAAGATTGCCAACATCAATATAGAAAATTCTACGTTCTGGTGCTCTGGATAGTCTGTAGATAACCAGAGAATCCTCAATCATTCTCAATTGATTGAGTGATTTGATTGCTTTATGAAGATATGAAAGATTGTTGCCTTTGTTTCTATCTACAAGACCTGATGTGCAATAGACAACCGAATCCTTTGTCATCTTAATCCCTTGACTTGAACCCGATTGCATTGGGTTTGATGTTGGGAATTTTGTTTTTGGATTATAAATGAAATATTCCTCTAGTTCAGGAAATTCATAATCCATTGGATTATCTTTCTGAAGGTTATTCAGTTGTCTGAGTTGATTTGCTCTATCGCCAGGTTTCTTTTTCTCTTGTCTAATATAACGCATTTTCATTGCGTCAATATAACGAAGTTCTTGAATTCCTAGTTGAGGATTCTTCAGATCAATAATTTTATGATAAAAAATACGACCATCAATATACCAATTACGATAGATTTCGTGTGCCTTCTTATCGAAATCTAAAAGATCAAGAATATACTTAAACTCTTTACGAATAGTATTTTTGATGCCATCACTAGCATTCAAGTTTGATAGTTCAATCTCTACAGGACTATCATTTGTATCAGATACAATTGCTTCATTTACAATATCTTCAATGGCACTATCCACTTCGGGATGAAGTGCCATCTCACGATAACGTTTGATTAATTCAAACTCAGTTCTATATACACCTTCGATATCAACATAAGATCCAAAAAAACCACTACTCGCATAGTGATCAACCCCATCCTCATTGTTAGGAGGAATGGGGGAGACCGCTCCTGGAGATAGTGGTTCATTGTCCTCTATCGAGAACCCAAATAACTTGGACATAATTTATTGCTGGTTTATCTTTCTTCTATTTATTAGCCGTTAGGACCACCAGAATTTACAGATCTGAATGTCTGTACTTGGAATTCAACCGTAAATTCTTCAATCGTGTCACTGCTATCATATGAAAGGTCGATCTGTGAAACATTAGTTGGGAAAATGTCTACAAATTCATACTCTTTCAGAACAGCATTTCTATCACCTTGATTGGTTAAACTAGCAGCCGTTGCACCTCTACCAAGTTGGAATACCTTAGCATTCACCATATATGCAGATGGGTCAGTTGCACCGATGTTGTTATCCAATCTAGCGATAAGATCGGACCACTCTTCAAATGCATTACGGAGTGCAAATCCTTCATCATTGATAACTGTTACTGTCCAGGTATCAATGGTTCTGTCTCCAGCGACCTTGAAAATACGACCTCTGAAAGGAACATCGATATTAGCAATGTTCTGTGCAGGCAGTGCTGCTGATTTGCACATAAATCTAAAACTCTCTGCATCCCAAGCGATACCGCCTGGCAGACTTGGCATTTCTACCTCAAATAGATTGGGGCGTGCGCCACCCCCAATCAGTGCTGATTTAAATTGAGAAATAGTTTTGTTCTCTCTTGAAGTTGCCATTGTTAAATCCTCCTGTTGTTATTTAGATATAATGATCAAACTCTGCCCGCTACTTCTTCAAAACTGACGCCAGTTCTGGTAGCAACAAAGGTAAGAGTGATGTAGTTAATCGATTTCGCAGGCTTCAAGAAGATGTCTGCTCTAAATTCATTATTATCAATAACATCGGGAGTGTTGTTTGATGTGTCACAAACGACCAGGAATCCGTAGATACCACGTTTTGCTTCAACATCTCTCAAATAAGGTTCGACGATGTTTCTAAAGTTTGCTCTTGTCAACTCATCATTGAGTTCAAAGAGTTGTGATTCTGCTGCTCTCTCAAGTGCTTGCTCAACTGTGAGGAACAAGCGACGAACGTTGATTCTATCAAACGCAGACGCATGGGAGAGTGCAGTCTTATCACCGAACAGAAGTGTTCCAGTTCCAGACTTAGTGACAACGGAGTTGATTCTCAATGGATAAAGTTGATCTCTCTGTGCCTTGGTTGGATTATATGCCAACTTAACGACATTGTTGAGAACACCGCGCTGAGAACCAGCAGGAGAGAACCAAGGATAAGAAGTGATGTTGGTTCTTACCATCAATCCAGCAATGTCACCATTGGTTGGAACGAAACGGAATTCGTTGTTGAATCTATCATACTTGTAAGCATATCCAGAGTCAAACACACCATAAGAGGTTGATTGTAATGGATTGAAGAAGTTAATCAAGTTAGCAGTCTGAGTGGTTGCATCACTAATACCAACCAAATCTGCTCTATGTGGTCCAACGCAAGCAACACAATCTTTTCTAGTATTCGCGATAGAGAGAAGTTTGTTTGCTTTTGCTTGAGACTCTTGCTTATTGGAAAGACCAGGACCCATGATCAAGAAGTCAACTGCTTCTTCATCTTTATTGGATACTTTATCAATCGCGGTGTTGAGATTACCTAAGGTAGCAACCATGCCTCCAGAGGTATACTCTCCGAGAGGAGGAACACCTGCTGCATAATCTTCTCCACCCTCAAGAGTGTAAGTTATGTTTCCAATTCCGTTGAAGTTGACACCTTGAGCATTGATGCCCCAAAGTCCACCAGCAGTTGTTACTTGAGTGAAATCAGTTGAGAATCCAAGTGCTCTAGGAGTGGTTCCGTGGAAAGCATCAGCTGCCGAAGCAGGACTTCTACCAGCGTAAATATTTGCCGATTTATCTGCAATATACTCTTTATAGTAAATTTTATCTGGTGCATTAACATCAGAAACTGCATCAAGTGCTTTAGACAAGTTGAGATGCTTCTCAATAATATTGCCTTTGATTCCTGTTATTGAACCATTGTCATCAACCACGACAACGTGAATACCATCATTTTTACCATCTCTATCAGTTACATATCCGTTAGAAGTTGGTTTTGGTGCTAATTCTTTCCAGAAATACGTTGCGTTTGTAAGACCAAGAGTTTGTTGATCATACCAGTCAACAGCAGTCGCTGGGGTGTGTGAACTAATACCTGAGGACCCAGTTGTGTGAACACCAGAGTTATTAATAAACTGAACATTATCTGAGGTATCGAATGCAGCAAAGTCAGAACCCTGCTTATAGTCGATTGCGGTCTCCGTTCCTGCAGAGGAAACTCTAGATACGATCTTAACGTCTAGTGTGCTTGCTCCGTTGACAGAATCGGTTGTGATACCAGTGATGATACCCTTAAGGGAACCAGTGAACGCTTCGGTGGTTCCTGTTCCAGGAATTACAACGTTAGTTAAGCGGCAAGTAATTCCAAATCCAATTTCTGCACCAGTGGCAAGAACGTTGGTAGTTGTGATACCAATGATTTGATCTGCAAAATCGTCAATTTGACAGACTTTCAGTTTGTTGCCCCATGAACCAGGGTTCTTAGCAGCATACGTGAAAGATGCATCAGTAGTGTGATTGTTCTGATAGTCCTCATAATTAAGAACTTGCAGGCTTGTTGTTGATGCGATACCAACACCTGCGTT